GAACGTCTTGCGCTTTTTAAATCATAACCAGATCTAGAATTGATTCCACATCTTTCAAATGCTTCTTCAATAACTTGATCAACGTCTAAATTAAAGGTGTTAGTTCCGGACGTCGCCATTACTTACCTACTTTTTTCATCGCCTTTTTATGTGCTTGAGTAAAAGTTTTACCTTTTTTCATCGCCTTTGTCATAGACGCCATATGTTTTTTTGTATGGTGCTTTGAATGTTTTTTCATCGTCTTTTTTTGACGACCTGTTAATTGTTTTGGCATAGAGGACCTCGATATCATTTTTAGTTATAGTAAGCTACTACAAAGTCGCAGTTAGTTACGTCAACAAAAGCTGCTGTTTCGAATCTTACACCATCTCCGTCAAAATTCATAGTCAAAGGTTCATTCGCTGCTGTACCCCATTTTAAATGAATTTTAATGACGCCAGCCGCAGAAGTATTATCATAAATTTTTACTTCACCGTCTGCCGCACTTGATTGACATTGAATTGATTTTATTCTTATTGGACCAAGGTTAGCATTACTACCAGCCACGGAACCTTGTAGTCTTCCGTCTGACGTTAATGCTGTACTTGCTTTTACATCACTCATATTATCTCCTATTGATAAGTGTGGGGCCGAAGCCCCACGAATTAGTTTATGCTAGTACTAAACCAACAAAAGTTAATCTGATTACAGTAGCACTACCCGGATCTCCACTTACTACTACTTCTACTTCATCAGCAGTTGTAGTTGCACCTGTTAATCCTGTAATACCTCTGACACCATTACAACCAAAGACACCTTTGAAACCAGTAGAGTTTACTGCTACAGCGATGCCGTCAGTGTATGAATCTGTATCACCATCATCACCGATATCAACTAAGTTGACGTTGTTTGTTGATGCTGTAGTTACGTTAAGAGCAACACACATAGGGATAAAGTTTGCAGGCATACCTATTGATGCCTCTTTACCAGTTGTTGCACCGTTAGCTACAGTGATTGTTGCTTGATATGTTTGTAAAGTTGATGTGTTAGTAGCTGCTGCATTTAACAAAAGTGAACCTGCTGAATTGCTTGAAACATCACCAGTTGCTACACTATTTAAAGTTGCATGTTCTGAAATTGCACCTGTACTTGTATTTTTAGTTATTACTTTGTGACCAGCTTCCGATCTTACCGGACCGCTAAAAGTTGAATTAGCCATTTTTACCTCGTAAGTAAAGTCATACTGTCTCTACGAGCGTCTGCTAGGGCAGTCAGTATAACCAGTTATCCTAGTATCATGTGGGGGACTAAGCCCCCACAAGTTAAGAGTAATTATGCTCCCGGTGAACCAAAGATACCTCTAAAGTCAGAGAACCCGAATGAGTATCTCTCTCTAGATTTGTATCTAACGTTTCCAGTTTCAAAATCGCCTTCCATCTTAGTGGAAATTGGCGCTCTTTGGAAGTGTTTTAATCCGTTAGGTGCATCAGTTTTAATGAAGAATGCATCTGTATCAGTTAAGTAGTTATTTACTACATAACCTTGAGGAATCATTCCCATGCTACCTACAGCGTTGATATCGTTATCAGAAGTACCAACTCTTTGACCAGATTTCATCAGTCTTTCAGCAGTGAACTGAAGGTTTACTGGAATGATTAACTTTTGACCATTTAGAGCGATTTTTAATCCTCTATCGTCAGTTAATCCAGCAATGTCAATCAGTGCTTGCTCTAAAGATGTTTCATTTAGGTCAGCAGAGGTTGCTAGTTCGTTTGAAATAGTTCCGCCAGTTGAAGGGTGGTCAGTAGCACATAGCTCCTTACCATCTCCACCAGTGAAAGATGAACTGAACGCATTGTTTAATACGTTAGCACCTTTTACTTGTTTAGCGTTAGCCATTGAACGAGCTAGTGCTTTTGTGTAACGAGAACTGATTGTGTCGTAAAGGTTATCCTCTACTGCTTCTTCAGTGATCGCAAAAGCTAGTGCTATAGTTTCGTGAGTGTATCTCGCAGTGAAAGACTCAGTGGCATCGTCGTAATTTACGCCTGTGCCTTCTGGTTTTACTTGCGCTGTACCGAAACCGGATAGCATTACTTCTTCTTCAAATGCACGATCAGATGTTTCTGTATCGAAAATCTGTTCATGCTGGTTTTCATATCTGGCATATTCTAACCCGAACAAAGCATTTAGGCCCGGTTCAAGCTCTTTTACCAGTTGTGATCTAGAAATTGGCATTAAACTCTCCTATTATATTGCAGTGGTTAGTAACCAAGAATGTTCGCCAACGTTAGGTACTACATATGCGTTAGCATTCGCTGCACCTGTATCGCTGTTGTTTGGATCCTTGGAAATACCGATTTGTTTAAATTGTCCAGAAGTTGTACTAGTAGAAGTATCTAACTCTTGTGAAGATCTTCCAGAAAGAGTGCTTCCACCCGTTCCTACTAAATCAAAACCACTAAAGTTCATAGCTGCTGTGCCAGTACCATCATGTTGGACTTCAAAGACGATTCTTGGATCGTCGTAAATGTAAGCCACAATATCAGAAGCATTTGTGCTTGCTGGATAGTGCGTACTAAAAGTTGGCTTACCTGTAGTTGGGTCTGTGAAAAAACATCCACCGAAAATACCTAGAACTACTTCACCTGCCGCGCAAGATTCAATTCCTCCTGCTGCAACAGCTTTAACACATTGTCCATGAAAAATGGAAGTGCCGTAGTTCGCTGCTATTTTGTATTCGTTTGTTCTAATCAGACCGCCTGTAAGATGCCTTACGGGTCTAAACCCGAATGCTGCGTCTTTATTTGCCATCGTTATATCCTTTTTTTAAAGGGTTAAGTTTTTTTAGTTCGATGGACAAAAGAGCTAGAAAATTAGTTCTTTTTGTTGCCACCGAAGGTTACACGAGATTGCCTGTCTGGTTTAGAGACCGGCATACTGGGGTGTTGTTCCTTTAGTAAATCATTTGCAACCGCTTCTTCTTTATCCAGAACTTGCTGTCTAAAGTAAGCTTCACGCTCTTCAACGATTTCTACCGGAATTTTAGCCAGTAATAAACCACCAACTCCTATAACACCTTGGTATTTGCCTTCCTGTATTGTCGGATACTGGCCGTCGTCGGAATCGGCTCTTACGAGTTCAAAACCTTCTCTTAATCGAGCATTCAAATTTTTATTATCTGATTGCCCTAAAGTTTCAGCGCGTATCCACCTATATTTGTACCCATCGGGTGCAGGAGGTGCGTCAAGGGATGACGGGGGTGCCCATGGTTTCCTACGAGTCGTTTTCTCGCGGGATAAGGCAGCGCGTGGAGTCTTATTTTCATCAATTTTATTCATATGCCTACTCCTTCACGTATTTCGCATATTCTTCAAGTGGCACACCTAATTTTTTAGCAATCGCTACTTGTGATGGTGTGAGCCTCACTGTTTTGCGTCCAGTTCGTGTGGTCCTGTTAGCAGAAGCAACTGTTTGGACGGGTTGTTTGCTTCCTTGGACTTCTCCCCCATCGTTAAACTTCTGGGGAAACTCAGTTCGAAGTCTTCTGTCAATCTCTTCGTAGTATTCATCAGAAGATGGATTGTATCCTTCTTCTTCCACAAGTTTCTTGTGAATACCAAACGAAGCGTATGTCATAGCTTCATCTTTACCAAACCACTCATTTTTTTCCGCCCATGCTTCCGCTTTTGGGTCCGGTGGAGCAGCTTGTGGTTGTTGTACATTACTTTGTACAGGTTGTTGTATTGTCTGTCCAGCATTTTCTTGAGCTTTTTCAGATAATTTTCTTTGCTCTTCCGTAGCGTTTATACGCTCTTGTTCAATAGCCAACCTTGCTAAAGCTTGATTTGCATTTACTTGTGCATCTACATCACCTTTTGCCATAGCGGCTTTGAGCGTAGCTTTTGCTGTTTCTAATTCTGATTTTACACGACTAGAAAACTCAGTAACATAACCATCATCTAGTTTTGTAAACTTTGTTTGTAAATCATCGCGTTCTTTTTTTACTTGTTCAGCAAAACTAAGAGCTTCTTTTTCTCTTCTCTCTGCTTCACGAATTTTGTAAGTTAGTCTGTCAATACGTTTTTTGACACCGTCACTATACTCTTCGCGTTCATCTTTTTCTTTAACCGGTTCTGTTTTTACTTCAACTTCCGATTGTCCTTTTACTTCTTCTTGTTTTGCATCGTTAAGTTCAACATCAACAGCGTTTCCAGACGTATCTAGATCAACCATCATGTTATCTTCTTTTAATGCTTCTTGTGCTTTCTC